TATTCTGCAACAACAGGTACAACTGAAACAAAACTTGATTCGTCTAATCTTAACCCACAAAATACAGGACCTATAGTTCTTAGTGCGGTGACGGATACTAAAGATTCAATTGGAAGTAACACACAATTAACAGTACAAGTTGGACCTGATGCGGGAGATTGGAAAATATACGACCAACCAGAGTTCAATTATAAAGTTATTCAAATTACACCTGGACCTGATGGAAAATATAAAGGTCAAACAGTTACAACTGTAAATGGAAGTAGATTGATAGGGTATGTTTCTGCCAACCAACAACAGTTCTCAATTAATAGAGTACAAATGTTGGACGAATTGAGACAACATCTTGACGATGAAGAATTAGAAAATTCTAAAATTTACACAAGTATTGAGCTTTATGTAAGACCTACAGACAAAGTTAAAAATCCTCAGGATGTTATTCAAACATATAACTTCAACTTATTCTTAACAGATAAAAAGGTTGGAGAACCTATTTCAAATACTATCACCTCAACAACAGGAACAACAACAGGAAGAACATTTGCTCAAAAAACAATTTCAATAATTAAAATTGGTGAGTCTGATTCATTACAAGGTAATGGATGGCAGTATTTCAATATTAAAAAACCATCAGGTGGTTACATAACATTTAAGTTTGACGCCCCTGAATTTAATGAGAAATATTATGCGGACCAATCAATCGTTAATTTAAATAGTGATTCAGTCACTTATAGTTCGAATGGAGGTGCTGACACTAAATACACCAATGTGGTAACGGTAAACAGTTTAGGTGAATTCAAATTAAAAATAAGTTATTTACCATATGGTTATACATCTCCAATAGGAGGTCAAGTATTAACACAAACGGTATATAGCCCAATTTTCACTTTATAACATAACAACATATTTATATAGAAAGATTCTTATGAACATAAAAACAGCATTAGACAACTACTTAGGAAAATCTACAAGATATTCTGAAGAAGATAACGGAGATGGAACAAAACAAGTATGTGACTTAGACACAGGAGATTGTTACACCGTTAGAGAAAGAGACGGACTTATCGAAAGAGCAGGCCATCAAGTTAACGCTAACAGAAAAGTTAGAGTAGAAACATCGAGAGGAATAAAACAACTATTAAACGGATAAAACAAATGAGTTTAGATAAAAAAATATTAAGTGAGATTGAAAGATACAGAAGTATTAATCAATATATCACAGAACAAGCTGCCGATGTTGCGGCACCTGAACCAGATTTAGGAGCATTAGCACCATTACCAGGAGACGCAGGGGCGGGAGCACCTCCACCTCCAGCAGAGGCAGGAGCAGTACCTCCGCCAGCACCTGAAGCTCCAGCGGGAGCACCGTTGGATGTAGAAAACGACCCTGACGTTGAAAAGATTGACGACGAGGGAGAATCAGAAGAATCAGGTGACGAAGGTCAAGAGTCTGAAGAACTTGATATTACTGAATTAGTCGACTCACAAAAAAGTATCGAAACCAAACAAGAAGAATATTTTAATAACTTATTTGGTCAATTGAACGATTTACAATCAAGACTTGGAGAGATGGATAACATCATGAACAAGTTAAATTCACTTGAAGCTAAGATTGAAAAATACAGAGAAAAAACTCCACAAGAAAAATTAGAGTTAAGAACTTACGATTCGTACCCATTCAACCAAAAACTTTCACAATTTTTTGATGATAAGTCAGAAGAGATGGAAAAGACTGGAAAAAATGATTATGTTTTAACAGCAGATGAGGTCAAAGACATCAATGTTTCAGACATTAAGAATTCATTCCAACCTGGTGGAGGTCCCGAACAGGACAGTTATAAAACTTCATTTAAATAATTCAAAGGTGTCGAAAGACACCTTTTTTATTTGACAAAACGCATAGTTTCACCTATATTTGTATAACACATTTAATAAATTAAAACTTAAAAAACATGAGTTCATTAGACGCCGTATTGGCACAGTACGAAAAATCACAAAGTTCATCGGGCGGGGCCCAAAGCAAGATGTCGCAAGACGAAAGAATGAAAAAGTATTTCGCTTTAATCCTTGGGGATAAAGAGAAGTCAGGTCAGAGAAGAGTAAGAATCCTTCCTACCACAGATGGTTCCTCACCATTCAAAGAGGCATGGTACCACGAAATCCAAGTAGGTGGTCAATGGCAAAAATTCTACGACCCAGGTAAGAATGACAATGAGCGTTCACCTTTAAACGAGGTTTATGAAGAGTTGATTGCTACAGGTAAAGAGTCTGACAAATTGTTAGCTGCTCAATACCGTTCTCGTAAATTTTATATCGTTAAGGTTATCGACAGAGACCACGAAGAAGACGGTCCGAAATTTTGGAGATTTAAACACAATTACAAGAATGATGGTATCTTAGATAAAATCATCCCAATTTGGAGAAACAAAGGTGATATCACTGACGCTGAAAAAGGTCGTGATTTAATCATTGAGTTATCTAAGGCAAAAACTCCAAAAGGTAAGGAGTACACAACTGTATCTACAATTATGTACGACGACCCAACTCCTGTTCACACAGATGCTGCACAAGCAAGTGCTTGGGTTAATGACGAGTTAACTTGGTTAGACGTTTATTCTAAAAAACCTGTTGACTATCTTGAAGCTATCGCTCGTGGTGAAACACCAAAATGGGATAGTGAAAAGGGTGGATATGTTTACGAAAGTAATTCAGTGTCTACCGAGTCTTTCGGTGGTGGAACATCTAAAGCTAGTACAGCTGTAGTAGTAGACCCACAAGCAAATGACGAACCAGACGGAGATTTACCGTTCTAATTTATAACAAGGGGTGGGAACTTCCCACCCTTTAATTTTTTTTCACATGACGTTTAAAGAAGAAATTGACTTACAGTTAAGAGACAATAAAACATTGTCTTATGAATTCCTAAGTCAACTTAAAGATAAAAATTACTTCTCAGGTAGAGGTAAACAAATCGGTGATACTATTTTGTTTGGTATGTTGAAAGAAGAGGATGAGAGAGGAGAAACTCATCTTAGATTAGTGACTTTCCATGAAGAAGAAATTGGAGTTTTGTATGAACAAGACGAAACATTTTATAAAGGACTAAAACAGAATAAATTACCAAGCATTAAAAGAATAGAAAATGGCAATTAAGAAAAATGATTTCAAGTCCATCAAGGACAAATTCTCAACTTCCGCAAAATATAAACCACAGAGGTTTTTTGACTTAGGTCCTGACTTCTTGGATGCTGTAGGTTTGCCAGGTCCTGCTATTGGACACTTGAATATGTTACTTGGTCACTCAGATACAGGTAAGACAACTGCTCTTGTAAAGACAGCGGTTGATGCTCAAAAGAAGGGTATCCTTCCTGTGTTTATCATCACAGAACAAAAATGGTCATTCGAACACGCCAAATTGATGGGGTTTGATTGTGAAGAGGTAGTTGATGAATCAACAGGTGAGTTAGATTGGGATGGTTTCTACATCTTCAATAACAACTTTGATTACATCGAACAAATTACCGACTATATCAACTCGTTATTAGACGAACAAGAGAAAGGTAACCTTGACTACAGTTTGTTGTTCTTATGGGACTCAGTTGGTTCTGTACCATGTAAGATGACCTTTGAAGGTAAAGGTGGTAAACAACACAATGCAAGTACGTTAGCCGATAAGATTGGTATGGGTATTAACCAAAGAATTTCAGGGTCTCGTAAAGCGGATTCTAAATACGAAAACACATTGGTTATTGTTAACCAACCATGGGTTGAATTACCTGACAATCCATTCGGACAACCGAAGATTAAAGCTAAGGGTGGTGAAGCCATTTGGTTGAACTCATCATTGGTGTTCTTATTCGGAAACCAAAAAGGTGCGGGAACTAACAAGATTACCGCAACAAAAGACAAAAGAAGTGTTAAGTTTGCAATCAGAACAAAAGTCTCTGTAATGAAGAACCACATCAATGGTTTAGGTTATGAAGACGGGAAGATTATTGTAACACCACACGGATTCTTGGCGGGTAAAGAGGCGGCTGAAGAAAAAGTCTCAATCGAAAACTACAAGAAAGAACACGCGGACTATTGGAAGGACATCATCGGAACTGATGGTGACTTCGATTTGAAAGAAGAAAAAGAAGATTAGTATTATTGTTTCACCCTTTAAATCACACCAGTGATTAAGACATTATTAGTAGACGGAGACAATCTGTTTAAGATAGGATTTCACGGAGTTAGAGAGATGTATGATAATGGAGACCACTTAGGAGGTCTCTATCACTTCATCAACATCTTAAGACGGTTTCTAGAAGAACACAACTTGGATAAGGTTGTGGTCTTTTGGGACGGTGATTCGAACTCATCAATTAGGAAATCTATATACCCCCAATATAAGGCGAATAGAAGGCAGGATATGAACGAGTACAAGTACGAGTCATACCTCCAACAAAAATCTCGAGTTAAACAATACCTCGAGGAGATATTCGTACGCCAAGTTGAGATGATTAACAACGAGGCTGATGATTTAATTGCTCACTACTGTAAAGTCGCAAAGGATGAGGACATAATAATCTTCTCAGCGGACAAAGACTTAACTCAACTCATATCTGAAAGAGTTACCATATATTCTCCAATCTCAAAACAATACTTTAAGAATGGGGATATGATAACAATCAACAAAGTTGAGATACCACATTACAACGTTTTACTTACCAAAGTTTTCACAGGAGACAAGTCCGACAATATCGATGGTATTGAAGGATTAGGGGAAAAAACTTTATTAAAATTCTTCCCTGTTTTGCAGGAAATGCCTTGTACTATGAACGAATTGCTCAATATTGCACGAAATAACGAGCAAAAGAAAAAACCAAAAGCGCTTGAGAATATTTTGACTGGTAAGACAAAAAATGGTATACTTGGTGAGGAGTTCTACAACACAAACATAAAGATTGTAGACCTTGGGAATCCACTTATTACCGATGAAGGTAAAGAGTTAGTCGAACAAATACAGACAGACACAATTGACCCCACAGATAGAGGATATAAAAACTTAATGAGACTTATGATGGAAGACGGTCTCTTCAAATATCTTCCAAAAAACGATGAGGCTTGGGTAAACTTCCTAAGACCATTTATGAAATTAACAAGAAAAGAAAAACGAAACACAAACAAAAATTAAATCGCATGAGAGAGCAAGACAGCACAAAAATGGAATTCCTTTTGACATTGAATGACAACATTGTAGTTCAAAGATTCTTCAACGTTAGAGGGTATAATCCAAAGGCAAAAAACTCAACTGAGTTGTATGACTTCATTCTAAGTTTGAAAGATGAATTACAATACGCCTTAAAAATGAAAACTGTAATTTACATGATGGACAACAAAGACGCAATTGCGCATGACCCATCAATTATGAATACATCTTACACAGAAGGACCTGAAGTTTTTAACATTTATGTTAAAGTTGGAGACACGACAATTTGTCATAGAGTTTTTGATGGAAAATTTTATCCGCCAAAAGTTCGTTATACGGTGGACGTACGACCATTTTTAAAAGAGGTCCTTCGTGAGTTAACTGACATTTTTTCAAACAACAAATTAACTTACGAATATTTGGAATTTGACCTAAGTAAGTAGGTATTTAATAATACAAGGGACAATTTTAAATTAATATATGAACAAAAATTTCGATTATTTAGGTAACACATTTCAGATTCAATTACTAAATCAAATAGTAGTTGATAAGGACTTCTCATCGTCTATTATGGACGTGATTGAGTCATCGTACTTTGACAACAAGTACTTCAAAATCATCTTGCAGATGATAAAAGAATACTATGTAAAGTATGAATCAACACCTAATTTCGAAACTCTTGACCAAATTGTTAAGTCAGAAATTTCACAGGAAATAGTGGCAAAAGTAGTATTAGATACTTTGAAACAGGTAAAAGATGCTCCTTTTGAAGGTACAGTATTCGTTCAGGAGAAAGCTTTAAAGTTCTGTAAACAACAAGAACTTCAGAAGGCGATGGACAAAGCTCAGAAAATCATTACAGAAGGTGACTTCGAGTCTTACGACAAAGTTGAAGGGTTAGTAAGAAACGCATTACAAGTTGGTGAAATCGACAAAGGACAGACGGATATCTTCGCTAACTTAGATACAGTATTAGACGAAGATTACAGACATCCAATCCCAATGGGGATACCTGGTATTGATAGACTACTTAAGGGTGGTTTAGCTAAAGGTGAGATTGGTGTTATCCTTGCTCCAACAGGGGTGGGTAAGACAACTATCTTAACCAAAATTGCGAACACTGCATTTAACTTGGGGTACAATGTCCTCCAAGTATTTTTCGAGGATAACCCAAAGATTATTCAAAGAAAACACTTCACACTTTGGACGGGTATTGAACCCGATAACTTGGTTAAAAACAAAGAAGAAGTGATGAGTAAAGTTACAGAAATCCAAGAGAGTATGCCAAACAAGTTAGTTCTTAAGAAATTAGCTTCAGATACTATGACTATGAATCAAATTAAGAATCAGGTAAGAAAAATGATTGCCGATGGAAACAAAATTGATTTGGTTATGTTAGATTATATCGACTGTGTACTTCCTGAATCATCAAGTAAAGATGAGTGGAAGGCGGAAGGTTCTGTAATGAGAGGTTTCGAAGCAATGTGTCACGAGCTAGACTTAGTTGGATGGACCGCTACACAGGGTAATAGGTCTTCTATTTCAGCTGAAGTTGTAACGACCGACCAAATGGGTGGTTCGATTAAAAAGGCTCAGGTTGGTCACGTAATCATCTCTCTAGCTAAGACACTTCAACAGAAAGAAATGAACCTTGCAACTATCGCCATTACTAAATCACGTTTAGGTAAAGATGGGGTGGTATTTGAGAACTGTAAATTTAACAATGAGTTACTTGAAATTGATACCGAGAGTTCGGTAACGTTCTTAGGTTTCGAAGAACAACAAGAGGAGAGAAAGAGAGATAGGGTTAAAGAGTTGATGGAGAAACGAAAACAAAAAGAAGAACAAAAACAACAATCTTAATACAAAACAAAAAAACAATTATGGAAAAAATTTTAGTAGAGAATCCTAATAGATTCGTCATCTTTCCTATTCAACACGATGACATTTGGGAATATTATAAACAACATCAAGCGGCGTTTTGGACGGCAGAAGAAGTTGATTTAAGTAATGACATTAGAGATTGGAATAATCTTACTGAAAACGAACAATACTTCGTTAAGAACATCTTATCGTTCTTCGCGGCTTCAGATGGTATTGTTAATGAAAATCTTGCTGAGAATTTCTTAAAGGAAGTACAATATCCTGAGGCGAAATTCTTCTACGGGTTCCAACTGATGATGGAGAATATACATAGTTTAATGTATTCTCTATTAATCGACACATATATCTCAGACGAGAAAGAAAAACAACTATGCTTCACAGCATTAGATAACTTACCTGCGGTTCAAAAGAAAGCCAAATGGGCTCTTGATTGGATTGAAAATGCTTCTTTCCAAGAGAGATTAGTTGCGTTCGCAGCGGTTGAAGGTATCTTCTTCTCAGGTTCATTCTGTTCAATCTTTTGGTTGAAATCAAGAGGAATCATGCAAGGGTTATGTAATGCCAATTCTTTAATCTTTAAAGATGAAAACCTACACTGTGATTTTGCTATTCATTTAGTTAACAATCACTTAGAGAACAAACCATCAGAGAAGAGAATTAAAGAAATCTTACTATCTGCACTTGAAATTGAGAAAGAATTCATCACAGAATCTTTACCTGTTTCACTTATCGGAATGAATTCAAACTTAATGAAACAATATCTTGAATTCGTAACCGATGGGTTATTAGTTAAATTTGGTTGTAAAAAAGAGTTTAACGTTGAACAACCATTTAAGTTTATGGAACAAATCGCTGTTGAAACAAAGGGTAACTTCTTTGAATCAAGAACGATGGAATACCAAAAAGCGAAACTAAACGAAACATTATCATTTGATTCTGATTTCTAATTTACTATTTTTAAAATTATGATGTCACTAAAAATTAAAAAAAGGGGCGGGGAAGACGCGTCCTTTAATCCACAAAAAATATATAGCAGAATTAAAAGAGCTTCTAAAGGTTTAACTGTAAATTCAGACGAAATTTTTATTAAAGTTATTACTTCTGTACCTACAGAAGGTGTTATAACAACTAAAGAGTTAGACAAACTTGTATATGAAATCGCGGCTGCTTACACAGGTAGTCACCACGATTATTCAAGACTTGCATCTTCAGTTGCGATTTCTTCTTATCACAAAGAAACTGACTCAAGTTTTTCAAATACAATGCACACGTTACACGTTGATGGTATTGTACATGATGAACTAATGTCAATTATTGAAAAATACGGTCCGAGTAAAATTGATGAGGTTATTAATCATGAAAATGATTATAACTTTGATTATTTTGCTTGGAGGTCATTACAAGAAATGTACTTGTTAAAAACACCTGAAGGTAAAGTTGTTGAAAGACCTCAACACATGTACATGAGAGTTGCTCTATGGGTAACTAACACGTATGAAGAAGCTGTGGAATATTACAATTCATTATCAAACCAACGTATATCAAAGGCAACACCTATTATGATTAATGCGGGTACAAGAGTACCTCAATTAGCTTCTTGTGTGTTACATTACAACAACTCTGACTCGAGAGAAGGTCTATTGAAAACCTT